TGCTTTTTAATTTCAGCTTCAGTTTGCATTCGTTGTATTTCAAATTGAGACTTACCTTGTTCAATTTGTAATTTACTTTGTGTTAACGCTTGCTGTTTTTGAACTTCTGCTAAAGCTGCTTTTTCTGAAGCCTCTGCATTAGCAGCCGCTTGTGCTTGGATGTTCTGCATTTGAGCTTTTCTATCTGCTTCTTGCTTTTGCTTACGTTTTATTTTAAGCATTTGATTAGCTAGTTTAATGTTTGATATTTCTCTAATATCTATAACATCTTCTAAATCTACACCACCTGATTGTAAAGCTATTTGTATATTACGCTCAAGCATTTGTTTTTCTTCTTCTTCAGGTTCAAGCTCTAAGAAAATACCAAACTCATGTATGTTTAATTTTTCTAATTGCTCTAAAGTATTAACATTAAATAAACTTATAGAGTTCATTAAAGCGTTTTTAGTTAAAGGGAAGTTCAAACTATCCGCTGCTCTTAAACTAACATTCTCTGAAGTCCTAACAGTTAAATACATAAGCGACTGTAATATATGTTTAGTAGCTGTATTTGATGCAGCTGCGGCTAGTTTTTGTAACCCAACTAAAGCATCTTTATTAGGTTGGCTACCATCTCTAGCTTCATTTAATCCAGTCACATCACGTATCATCTGTAAATAATACTGATAAGTTTGTATTAAAGCTTGTATTTTACTTATACCAGACGATGTTTGTAATTCTTGTATTGGGACTTTACCTCTATTAGGATCACCATCTTGAGTTAAACTTCTACCAACAATACTACCAGTTTGGAAGTACATGTTTAAAGCTTCTTGAGGATTATAATTTGTACCGTTACCGAGATCAACTTCTGCTAAACCATCTACGTCTACAAACACCCCATCAGGAACCATACGCGCTAATACTTGTTGTATTTTTAAATGCGTAAGTTGAATCATATCAGCGAACCCAATACATTTGCTAACAACACTTTCGATACGACCTTTGTACATTCTAGGCGCTGATATATTGTAATTCATTTGAACCTTAGTTTGATCACTAAAAGGTCTTGTCATGTTCTCACAAAGCTCCCACTTTAAAAGTTTATTGTAACCTAAAACTTTAGCACCACTATATAGAACTTCAATTGCTCTATGTACTTTATTAAAGTTTTCATTTTCAGGTGGATCAAAGCTATCATTTTTTTCTATAGCTTTTTCTAACCCTTGCTCTGTTTGTTTTATTTTAAACACCTGATTAGTATATGTTTTATATTCAAAATATAAAACCTGTACATTATTATAGTTATCATCAATACCGTAATAACCTCTAGTATAATTAGAATCTCCTGGGTATTTTTGTATTTCTTCTAGCTCGCTATCAGTTAGGTTTGGAAATTGTTTTTTAACTTCTTGCAAACTCATTGACTTAACCTCACCGACATAGTATAAATCTTCAAAATTAGGATCTTCTGTATAAGAATAAACTAAATTAGTAGGGTCAACATAATCAATAGTAATACCATTAGCTAGATTAAAATCTGTTTTAACAGCACCAATACCTAGTATAACTAAGTCTTGAGCAAGACGTTTTTTAATTTCATCATACTTGTTGTAGTCTAAAACATTTTGTATTAACTCTTCCTCAGCTATTTCAATAGCTTGTTTATAGTTAAGCTGCATATGAAGCTCTAACTCTTCTTTTGTTTGAGGTAGTTGATCTGCTGGTATTTCAGTTCTTTTTAAATCTACACCTAATCTTTGCTTAGCTTGTTCTATTAAATCCGCAGCAAACGCATCTTCAGCTATAGCACTAGCGTGCTCTGTTCTTTGTTTTACAGCGTATGGATCTGATGCAAAAGATTTTATTTTATAACCTTTATCTGTCATACCATTAACTACTATATCTACAAACTTAGATAATACAGCTACTGGTTTCCAGTCTAAATTCAAATAAGATAAATCACCGTTTATTGATAACTCATCTTTATATTTTTGTACTGATTGCTCTCCTCTAGAATATAACCTTAACTGATGAAAGTATTGCCAATTGTTTCCAAACCTACCGCCAACACCTAATCCTCTATCACCTCGGAACCATTCATTTTCAATAGCTCTTCCAACGGCGTAACCGTAGTCATAACTTTGTTTCTCTGCGTCAGATACTACTTGACTTGGAAAAGAACTATTACTGTTAGTATAAATCATCTATTTTATTATTTTTGAAATATATCCATCGTTATTATATTTATTAAATGATAATAAGACAGGTTGCTTTTGTGTTTTATAAACCGGTGTGTATTTATTTTTATTACACGCCATTATAGCTAGTCCAGAGCTAATACTGGCATCATGCTTGGTTCTATTATTAATATTAAATTGTGACCAATCCTCTAATGTTTTTTGAAAATACATTTGACCATAACCATTTTCTAATAATCCAATATGGTCTTCTATGTATGTTTCAATTGCAGCTGCGTGAGCTTGCTTAATATCTTCACTAGAATTAGGTATACCACCTATTTCTTTTTCGGCAATTGATAATTTGTTATAAATTTTATCAGGTCTATTTATAGAAAATTTTCTATATCCTCTTCTTTTTAAATAATACAACAATCTAGGTTTGTTGTTTTCTGCTAATATAGGCATACTATAAAAATGTAAAGCCATTAATACATCTTCAAAAAATATTTCAGCAGTTTGAGGTCTAGCTATATATTCTAAAAAAAACATATTAGCCGGGGCGTTTTCCATACTAAACTTAGTTAAACCATGGAAAGCTCCTTTAGAACCTCTATTATCAACTGTACCAGATATATCATAAGAGTCACAACCAAAAGCACCTACATGCTCGTTGCCTGGGTATTTAACTCCATTTTTTATAATAACACGGTTTTGAAGTGATGCTGGTGGAACCCATGACACTAAAAATCTACCATTATTGCTTGGAACAAATCTAACAAAAGTATCTTTAACATCTCCTTCCCATTGGAAACTACCACGTGTTACTAATGATTTGTTTTTAACGTCTTCATTAAAATCTATCTGTTGATAAATCTTTGTTAAATTAAATAAAGATTGTTTTGCTTCATCTCTAAACGCGTGTTTTTCTGTACGCGGAAACTGCCTATAAAATTCATTTAATCCGTCTTGATCGTTTTTTAAACCATCAACTTCATTTTGCCAATATTCAATAACACCTGTATTTATAACATCGTCATTGGGTCCTTTTGTAATTTCTTTTGGTGTCTCGAATACAGGTATTCCATAAGAATCAATGTATCCTTCGTAGTTCCATTCCATAGGTATGAACAAACTATATAATCCCGAGCGAGTCTGTCCATTGGCGTTTCTTTTTGTAACATCTGAATCGTAATATAGTTTTTTAAAATTATCTCCTCCTTTATCAAGAGCATTGCTCGTTGATCCCATCATGCATTTACCAACAATCCTACTACCTAACCTGAGGGTGGTTTTCGTAACCCTCCAGTTGTTGAGTATGTTGTTCGGCCTTTCCCATTTACCCGATTCATCATGTACGAGGAGTTTGAGTTTCTCTCCATCGTAGGAGTTATTACCCGTGTTCTTCCAGTCGATTGTGGTGTCCAAGCCCTTAAGATTCTCGACGGCTTCGTCTGCGGCCGCGGTAAGCTTACGTCTGGTAAACTTACTGGCTGGGACACGGTAGGCAAGTTCGGTCTTAGGCCTGTCCATTCCGTCCTGGGTCGGTTTGAAAAAGAAGGGGTAATTAACGGATATTGGTACCACCTTATCGGTGAACATACTCTTCGCGTCAGGTCCGGACTTGGATAATATACCATACCTACTGTCACTTGATATGGTTGCCAAGTTAACCACCTCTCCCGATGCCATGAAAGAAAAACCGGAACGTCTGTTCTTAAGGTAACACATCCCAAAGGATCGTGAATCTGCCTTGCAAGCCTCCCAGAAAATAAAGAATAATCTATTTGACTCCCTAAAGTTTGGTGCCCCAACGTCAATTTTAGACCACTGCAAGTACATGTAATGAGTACCAGTAAGGTAAGTAGGATTGCCTTTGTTATAAAACCAAAAACCTTCCTCCCTACGGGTGAATTCATTATCAATGTAATCATACCATTTTTCTTTAAAAGTTTGTGGATATTTTTTAAAATCAAAAACGTTTTTTATATTTTTTAATTCTTTAGGATATTCAAACCTACTCCACTTGTTTTCTTTAAACTTATACGTGTTTTTTTCTTTAGGTAAAGCTATTTTTAAATTTTGTATTTCGTATATCTCACCTATAGTACCGTCCTTACTTATAACAACAACATCGTGCTCTACATCATAACCATATTTCCATTTTTTATATCTATTGTTTTTCTTTATTATGGAAGGTTTAATGTGGTTTTTTAATATTTTTAAAAGAGTTTGCTTATACATTACTTAGATCTCCCTTCTGCAAAACCTTTAAAAGTTTTTTCTTTAGTTTTTTTATCAATAGATTCTATCATAGATCTTTCTTCTTCTATTCTATTGAGTATTTCAAACGCATCAAATATAGCTAGCTTTTTTGTAGCAGCAGCGTTTTTTAATCTGTCTGCAGAAACATCATCTTCAGTATTTGTGATAATTTTTTCTTCAGCAACCTTTATCAACTCATTAACTGCTTTTTGCCCAGCTTGGATTATATTGAGTTTCGCTTGTTTTGTATTCATATTTAATTACAATGTCTTTTGCTCTCATACAATACAGTAGTTCATCATTTACAACAAACTCAAATTCGCTATTAGGAGTGAAACCTACTAAATCTCCAACTTTTATATTCTTTGATTCTAACGAACTATTTCCGTATTTTAATATCCCAATATGTTTTTTGTTTTTATTTAAATCTAAATCATCGTTATTAACTATAGGAGCTACGAAACACCTATTATTAATAGGTAACCACTGATCATTTTTTTCATACATGTAGATTTGATCTATTTGGCAAAAGTATTTTTCTTCTTTAAAATACTTACTACTGTTTACCTCTTTACCTTGATGATTATAATATCTTCTAAATATATTGTGGTGAACCAAAATGTTATCACCTTTATTTATTGGGGTTGTATAAGCTAGAGGTGTTGCTATGACTTTAGCAATGTTATTTATAAACTTGTGGTTTTCTATTCTTGAATTTAATATTAATTTTTTACCATCAATATTAATTTCATTATCATATCTATTACCAACAGGTTCTATAATAAAATCATAGACACTTCTCATTAATACTCTAAATCATATTCAATAGATATAGCCATGTTAGAATTAAATTTCTTCCATGGTAATACCTCATTGTTTTTCTTTATGTATATATTATAAGAATTATCTTTATTATCAAATAAAATATATTTAATAACATGACCACCATACACTTCTTGACCAACTGAATAATGCATAGCGTCATTTTTATAATCAGATCCAATACTGATTTTTCTTACAACACTATCCATTTATTCATTTTCTTTTTCAATAGGCTTGTATTCTCCTGTTGATAAATCAATATTTACTTTACCATATTCTTCTTCTAACTTAGCTTTTACTTTTTCAGTGTCTTCATTTACACCAGCTAATTTATGTAGCAACGCATGTTTGTTTGCTTCTAAAGAACCTATTTGGTTTACTATTGTATTTAATTCTTTTTGTAAGTCAACAATTTCTTTTAATTGTTCTTCTTTAATTTTTGCCATTTTATTTTAATTTAATTTAATTACTATATATTTAAATAGTTACACTATTTTTAAGTGTTTTACTCTTCTTCTTCTTCTGGTGGCGTAGGTGGAACCTCAGCAGTGATTGGCCAACCTAAAAAACCATGAGCTGGAGCAGTTGGATAAACCTCATCACTACCAAAATCTAAAGTATCACTACTCATAATATCGTAGCACCAACCTGGATAATATACAGGTGGAGTTATTTCCTTACCATCTGGATCGTATGTTCCAGGTGTTTTTACTACTTTACCTATGTTTACTACAGCTCTAGTACCATTAGTATACACCATCTGAGTAACACCTTCTTCTGTTACTTCAGCCCATACACCTGCTGCTACTAACGCTGCTTTACCCACAGCTTCATCCGCAAAGTTTGTTTTATAAATTTTTAAATCCATTTTTTTTATACTATATTATTTGTTAATTCTGTTAATTCTTCAAAAGTTAATGCTCTTCTAAAAACTTTTACGCCTCTTACTCTTGCGTAAAATCTATCTGTTGTCGAGTTTCTTACAAAACCAAAGTTTTCAAATGAAACAGTAGACACCGTGGGTAAATTTCCAGTATTATGTTGCTGTCCGTTATAAAAAGCTCTATACTCCCCTTGTTTCCAGGTAAAAGCAAATTTATTCATATTTGTAATGTCTAAACTAGCTGGTAGAGTATTTACAAATTGATTAGCTCCTCCAGCTCTATATAAAAAATTTACTCTATCTGGATTACCATTCGATATAGTTATGCTGGCTCTATTATTATTTGTGTTATCACTTATACCCATTCTTCTTTGTGCAGAAATATTCATTTGACCTAAAGATGCAAACTCAGCGTAAAGAGTACCTTCTTGACTATTAAAAACTCCTAACTGACCAGCTAATCTAGCAGTTTCTCTATTACGGGTTACTGTAGATCCAGATGTTGGTATGTAGCTTGTTGCGTTGAATCCTTCTTCTAATTGCGCGCCAAATATGTACACTCCTGAAGTACCATCTCCTTGATAACTTGAGGAACTATCTCCATCTGCAACGTATATTCTCGTTGTCACTCCTGTAGTGTTTGGTATTACAATACTACACTTGTACCACCCATTAGATAGGGCTGTTATTATAGAATCTGAAGGAGTAGTTCCAAAATTATTACCTTTAATCCCATCTTTAACATTAAAATATCTTCCGTAACCACCGTCCGATGCACTATATAAAACTATCCAATCTTTTTCTGCTGCTTTTGCAAAGACAGAAAGCGTTGTCCCAACTGATGAATTAATTTTAGAAAGTGATATAAAATGAGCACCATTATTAGTGCCTCCAATTAATTTATAAGCGTTAGCACTACCATCAGGAGAAATAAAACCACGCACAACGCTTGCACCACTCTTTGCCCAAGCAGCATTACTAAATTCTTCACTAAACTTAATAAGATTCGTAGACTCGTTTTCTAGCAATAAACTTGGTTTTTGTAATTCTTTTGCTTTACCTATTTCTGTAGTGTAATCTATTCTAGGTATTTCTACGTCAACTTCTCTTACTGATACATTGTCTATTGAGCCAACAAAATTATTATCATTATCTTCTATATGAATATTACCATTTGCACTTCCAGTTGCAGTTATATATCCTGTGTAAATTCCAATAGTTGTTGCTGTTATTTCACCTACTCCAGACATACCACCAAATCTTACAGCAACTTGTCCAGCAGATATAGAAGAAACTTCGTATTGTATTTTATAAGTTTTACCATTTGTTATACCAACTGCTTGATACATTGCTCTATTTCCAGTTCCACCAGAAAAATTTGCAGTACCTTCGCTAATAGTCCAACCAGCTTCTTTAGTCCAATTACTATCCGTAGCAAAATCCCCGTTAGTTACTAATTCTGTATCACTAACACCAGACATTTTTATAAAACCATTACAATCTACATATGTAGCAAGCGTACCTCTTGAGTAATCTAATGGTTGAGGTATAAACGTCTCATGATCTGTAAAGTCACACGAAAGAATATTACCAGATTTTATTGCTGGTTTATTTGGTACTTCAAAATAATCTTTTAGCATGGTATTGTATAGTTTCCTAACGCTGCCACCATACCAGAGTATGCTGAGTATTGCGTTGATGTTATTGTATATAATTCTGTATCTGTAAG